CGGCTTGTTGAAGTGCTTGTGAGAATTCTTCCCGCTGGGAAAGTTCAACACGGATGCCGCGAATCATTGTCTGTAGTACGACAGGTGCTAGGGATTGCTGGAAGCGATTGACTTCCTGCATCCCCATGCCGATGACGACTTGTTCAAGGACGTGGTGGATACCAAGTGTACGCATGGAGTCTGTGCAGTTGTACTTCCAGAATACATCTTCACCTTCCCCCTTTGGACCTTCAGTCCAATTCGTGCGGTCGTCTTTCCAGTAGAGGTGGTCTTCCAAGTACATGCTGGAGAGGAAGGCCAGGTTCTTCGGAAGGTTGGAGAAGCAAGAGTGCTGTTGAATCATCGTGTCTTGTACGTCAGGGCATAGGAAGTGCCAGTGGCGGTAGATGTACTGGGCATCGTAGTTCCAGTTCTGCCCAATGACAGTGACAAGGGACATTAACTTGCACATCAGAAAGACAAGTTGGGTTTCTTCTTCTGCACTCCAGTATCCTTCTGGGTTGGTGCTGGACATCAAAGGTATGCAGATAGCATCGTTGGGGGTCCAGGCGAAAGCAATGCAAGCAATGTGCCCTGCGCGTGTTTCGATATCCCCACCGAGCTTGAGTTTCACTCCAGTTGCGGCTGTGGTCTCTGCAAGCTGGATTAGCCCGTTTAGCTGGGTAAGGGCAGTGTCGTAATTAGGGCGTATTACAAAGTTGTAATGCGGGCGAATAACCCCCGCAAACCTGCTTTCCCTTTTCACACGTTTCAAGTCATGCACCAGCAACGGGCGCAATGACCACTGTGCTAGTAGCAACGCAGGGCTAACCGTAGGGATTACCTTCAGCCCAGGGATTAGTGTTGACTCCATGACAGAGCTTCTCCAGCTCCCCGCACCCCAGTGCCCAGTGAGTGCCCAGAGAGCGAGGTTGCCAAAAGTGCAGACGACATTGGGCTTGAGCAGTTCTAGTTCTTGCTTCAAGCGTTCGATACCCTCCACGACTTGTGGCAATACCCACTTCCCATTGTACAAGACGTGTGCAGGGGTGATGTCTTTTTTCTTCGTGGCGATGACCCCTTCAATTCGGCTGCGTGGTACACGGTCATTGCAGACCATTGTGATGAAGCACTCTTCACGGGAGAGGCCTGATTCCTTAAGGATACGTCCGAGTTCCATACCTGGACCGCCGCAGAAAGGCTGACCTCGAAGAAGGTCTTGCTCATGGGGGAACTCGCCGACAAGTGCAATCTTGGCGTTAGTTGGGCCAACTGGCATTATTGGCATTAGAGGCCTCCTAGTAAGTTTTTCAACTCATTGCCAAGGGCTTCGCCATCAAGGGCTGGTGAGCCATCAGTCAGGGCGTTGAGGCGTTTCAAGCAAATACCGTAGTATTCAGGTGACTTTTCAAGCACAGTAGCTTTGCACTTCAAGTTATGTGCGGCGGGGAGGAGAGTGCCACTGCCACCAAAGGAATCAAGCACGCTGTCACCAGCACGAACACTACGCGTAAGCAGGTTTTCATACAGCGCAACTGGCTTCTGCGCTCCGTGTTGGAGGCCTGCATCTTGGAAAGTGGTTATGACATCTGGGTAGATTGCTGTGATTTTCTTGTGACCTTTGATTGCATACAGGATGAGTTCGTACTGGCGACGAGGACCTTCAAATGGGAGCGGTACACGACCAGAGTTTGGTTTGGTGCAGACAAATGGAGTGCGGAAGACATACCAGCCAGCTGCTTGCATCATAGCTTTGAGTTCGTGGAAGTTATCCAAGTCACAGAAAACATAGGCATGGGCTTCTGGCTTTGCTACGCGATAAGATAGTGCAGTCCACTTACTCATGATGGCCTGGAAGTGTTCGTAGTCGTCCTTGTAGTGGTGTTCGTTGTTAGCAAGTCTGCTATCACCCCCATCACCAAAAGTGTCAGCACCCATACCATATGGCGGGTCTGTGAGGATTACATCGAATTGCTCAGCGGGGCAAGTTGCCATCCATTCCAAACAATCGACATTGTGAACCTGGTGCAGGAAGGAAGAAAATGTCTTGCCTACTGTTGCCGCATGTTCAATGTTCTTTTGAGTTATCTCTTGACGCTTGAGAATTTTGAAGGCTTCTTCCGCTGATTTCGCTTTCGCTACTTCGGGATTATCCAGGTGCTTTGCTACAATCAAGTCCTTGCGCACAGAGTCTTGGTATGAACCATCGCTACGCCCTTTGATTTCCATTGCGGTGTCAGCTACCGTGTGGATGCGCCCTTCGGCTTGTGCTTGCTGTGAACGGATGCGGTGGAGCTTTGCCATAGCCGCTGCACTTTCTTGCCAGGTTAAGTCTTTGCGGTGTAGGTTCTCATCGAGTTCAGCTTCCTCAGCTTGCAGTGGTGTGAGTTGCCCAAGTGTGACGTAAGGGACGCAGCCAGAAGGGATGTCTTGTCCGTTGTAGCGGAGCTTGCCCCCCAGCATTTCCATATCCTCAATTGCTTTTAACCTGCGCTCACCTGCTACAAGAACTAGGCCTTCAGGTGTTTCCCGCACCACAACAGCGTGCATGAGACCTTTGCTACGGATTGTTTCAGACAGTTCCCCAATGGCTTCAGCCGAGAACTCCTTCCGCTGTCTGTCTTTTGTTATGATTAGTTTCTTGGTGTCTATGATTTGCATACAGCTTCCTTTTTTGGTAGTTTGAAATAAGGGACTTTACGTTCCAACTTGTAATAGTCGGTGTAAGCATTTAGTTGTTTCTCATACCAGATGTAGTATTCCTCTGGTGAACTCGCATCTTCGATGTAAACATCATCTGGATGTTGTGGTGCAACTTCCGACTTTAGGTGCGCAAGGCCAAGCATTGCTGAACTCCTTTTGCTAGACGTAAAAAAACCCAGATAGCAAAGTAGCTGACTGGGGATATTGTGTGTTTGATTAAGATTTTCATGTATAAGCACTGGCCAAAAGGCGTTCAGTTAGGGAAAACACCCAGAGAAGAAAGTCCTCTGGGCTTGCTACAGACTACAAGTTACGGTTTAGAGCTTACAGCTTAGCTACACCTTTTACTTCAGCGAATGTGTCTTCGCCGTTGATGCGGTGTGAAACGCTGATTTTAGCAGACAAACCTGGCAACATTCCAAAAGAGAAAGGTGCTGAAGGGTCATTCGCACCAATAGCTTCACGCAGACGGCCAAGGCCAATGTTCTTACCTTTAGACATATCCAAAGCGCCAGCTGGGGTTGTGTCCAGCATCAGGCCTTGCTTGCATGTCACTGTTTCACGACCAAGGTATTGCTTGACGTTTTCGTCTTCAACCAGCCAGAAGATATCCAATGCAACGCCAGAGGATGTACCGTCTTTTGACTGCCATTGACGTGGTGCGATTTTTTCAATGATACCCATGTACTCACCTACTGGGACTGGGATTACTTTGGTATCGTTAGAGCCTACAACTGAAGAATCTAGAAAGGCTTGAGCATCGAATGACATTTTAATTTCCTTTAAAAGTTAAGCTAAAGAGCTAAGGGTTAAGAGCAACGGTTTACTGCTAATCCTCACACGGTGTTTTGTGTGAGTGAGGCTATGATTACATAGGGTTTTTCAGTTTGCAACTACTATTTTAATAACTGTAGTGAGTGGTTACAATGCACCACCACGAGAAATCCACTTCTTCACAATCAACCCAAAGTCAGGGGAGATACCCTCAGCAATTGGCAGGTTGCGTGTCTTGGTGTCAGCCAGTGCACTTCCAGTTGACCATGTAAACTTAGCACCTTCACGAACTGTGAGGATGACATCAGAGAACATTGGGGTTATCTTTGGACCTAGCTTGTTACCCAGGGCAGAGAGTGAGATTTTAACACCCCCTAGGACTGCATCAGTTTCCCGTTCAACGTGACCGATAAGGATGAACATGCAACGGCAATTGTCTGTGAGCATACGAAGGATGCGCTCAACGGTATCCATTGCAATGCCCCAGTCGCTTTGGTTCTTGACAGGTTTACCTCCAACGACAAGCGACATTGCTGCGCGGGAAAGTCCTGCCATTCCATCCATTACAATAGCTCTGTTCGGTAGCCATGTGTCAACACAGCCGAACTTGGTATTGGTGCGGTCATCTGGGAAGTCATTTAGAGCTTCTAAGAGTTTGATGAACTGGTTATGGTTGGAACGCTTGGGGTCGGACATCTTGGCAAGGGAGTCCAGTCCCATTGTGTTTATCTTCGTTGCACTGTCAATCATATCCAGGAAGGATGCGCGAGGTGCGGCTAACTGATGCCAATGGAGGTTAGCTGGGACTTCTTTGCCTTTATCAGTCCAATAGCCAAGGAGGGATTCCAGTCCAGGCTCTAGTCCTAGGTAGAATACTTCTACCCCAGCGTCAACTAATGCCCCAATGCTGTGAGTTTTGCCCGTACCAGCTGGTCCCATTAAGAGGACGTTAGGACCTGGGAGTAGTGATTTGTTTTCAGCCGTAGCTGGTTGTTGGGTAAGTTCAGTCATTGTGATTCCTTTCAGAGTTAAGTAATTGTCGTAAAACTTCAACAGCTTCTATTTCGTCATTGTGCTTGCGCATGACGTAGTCTTGGAGAGTGCTGAGAGCGGCTAAAACCGCATACATGGCTAGAAGCCCTACAAACCAAACAGCAATGGCTACTAGCCCTGCCCCATATAGCCAAAGCATCATGGTAGTCCCCCTTGATAATGATTCATAAGTATTTGAAACTCTAGCCTGACAACTTCATCAGGCATGGATTCGATTAAGCCTTGTATGTAGTCTAAGGCTACACTACCTGCGGGGGCTAATCGCCCTTCTGGATGCAAGGCACAGGGGAGGTGCATAGCAGCCCATCGCACAGTTTTTCCAGTAGCAACGGATACTACTGGAAGCCTTGCCCACACCTCACCGCAGGTTGGGCACATGAACAACAGGGACTGCGGCGGTTCACTGTGTCCGTGGAATTGCTGGTAAGTGCATTCACCAGTTCCTAGATGCTTACTTCCGATGAAGAAGTGGCGGAGGTAGGGCAAGGGCTTGGACATGATTAGAAGCTCCCCATGTCGGAGAGTTCCTGCATAAGGTCGTCACCGTTACCAGTTGGGGTCGGTGCTAGGCCTTGTGCAGGTGGTTCGTCAGCGTCGCGGACGTGTGACCAAGAGGCTTCGTAGTCGGCCACTGAGGTTTCTTTGCGGAGCAAAGGGTCCCAGACGCGCTTCTCGAAATTCACTGGTAGCCAGTCGGCTGGTTCACGGGATTTGCATACTTGGGTGAAGGAACATCCACCGTAGTCATTGCAGGCATTGTCCAGATTCCTGTCCCAATAGCCCTCTTCCCACATCTGCTTCATCCGTGCAATATCACGCAGGGCTTGTTTTTCCCATGTGTCGATTTCATGCTGCCCGCGATAGGTTTGGACTTCCAGCGTGTCGTACTTGGTTTTGAGGATGCTCACACCCCTGACAATTGCGCCATTCGTGACAATGCCTTGCTTACGGGCTGCCCAGATGTACCCTGTGAACTGTGAGCGCATTTCCCACTGGCGACCCCAGCTTGCGCCGAGTGAAGAGGTTGTCTTCTCGTCGTAAATGTAGATGCCGCCTGCACGTTCCGCTATCATATCCGAGCGTCCAGTGTACAGGAGTGGGTCACCTGTAACGGGGTGATTGATTGCCAGTGGTTCTGCGAAGGAAAATTCAATCCCACGCTGCCCATTCGCAAGGGTGATTGGCTCTGCACCGTCAGCACCTAAGGGGTATTGTGAGAAGTAGAATTCTAATGCCCCTGCCATACGTTCGGGGGACTTGGCACTGCCAGTCGGGTCAACGAAGTCACCATAGTGAGCAAGCAGGGAGATAAGCCCTTGGGCTTCGGCATCCTCTGCGGAGTGCCCTTGGACGTAAAAGGCGTTACGGGCTGCTTCAATGCCCGAAGCGAAAGCCCCACCTGCGATTAGGTGAACGGAAGGGCTGCGCGATTTCCAATGCTCAACGTACTGCCACAGGAATTTCTGCGGGCAGGCACGGAAGGTTGACAGGATGGTGCTGTCAATTGTGTGGGGAAACATTGGGCGGAAGTTTCCGTACAGGTCTTTACTCATAGTGGGTAATCCCCTTCGTGGGAGTGGATAGGGCAAGGCTTTTGGGCTGATTCACAAACTTGTGGTTTGTGTTCAACTGGCAAGCTATCCAAAAGTATTTGAAGAGCTTGAGCTGCTTTTTGAAGTTTCCCTAAAACAATTTTACGCTGCTCTTCAGTTAAGTGTGGAACTTCAACTTCAAGTGCTTTAGCTTCTTTTTGAAGCATTTCAATTTCATATATAACAGCTTCCCTGTAGTCATATTCAATTTCCAGAGGGAACGCAGAGAGTACCTTCCCATAAAACTCTTCCATCCCGTCAAAAGTAGTTACAATGAAGCTAGGGGCACCTTCTGCATTTAATCTGAGGTGTACGGTTACGTTTACTGTGTGTGTAACTTTCATTTCTTTATAACTCCTTCAAGTGTACTGCAACAACGCAGTGATTACATTTCCATAAACCCTTGCAACAGCGCATCACCATCAATCGGTGGTGCTTTTGCCTTTGAGGCTCTGGATACAGCGGATTTCTCTGATGCCTGGACTCGTTCCTTACGGATTGCGGCGATGGCTTGCCGCATCTCGTCCAGTGTGATTGTGCCGTCCAGGGACTTCTGACGCCAGATTTGGATACTTCCTTGTACTACTTCGCTCATTTTATTTCCTTTCAGTTTGGTTTGGGTTATTAGGGCGCATTACGATTTTGTAACACGCCCTAATAATAGGTAATTCCCCTCCAGAGCACAACAACTACTTACATAACTGTGGGGGTAGGGCTGCTATCAAGTCTTGTAGGTACTTCACAGCTTTCTCCAGCTCCCCCATACTGCCAGCATTGGTGTTGAAGTGAACTGGCAAGGGGGAGGTAGGGACAAGTCCTTGTAAATCCCCTCGCCTCTTCCTGCACTCATCGTACAAAGCCCCTCGCATGATAGTCATATTCCTGCTTTCTTCCAGTAACGCCACAGGACTGTTATGTAATGTCGTTGGTCAGACAGTGAACCAACGGTGTATTTGAACTGTGCCCCGTTGCCACAAGAGCAGGTTACTCCTGTCACCTTTTCTTCATCCTCGGAAAGGGTGAAGTCCATTGCCTTTCCACACAGGTCGCAAATGCAAACATCTTTCACGCCCTTCATGCTAGAATCAGCTTCGTTGTTGGTCGTGTGCAGGCTACGTACAGGCATTGGAACGCCTCCTTTCTATTACGGTTGATAAGGATGTCTTGGTAATCTACCCAGACGTTTTCATACGTCGAACCTTGTGAACGGTGAGCTGTGAGGGCGTAGGCGTACTTGATGTCGTGGAATAGGTCTTTGTGTTCCCAGAACTTCTTCCAGAGCCTTGGAGTTGCCTTGGCATCGTAAGCTAGTTTCTCACTGTCCTGGGCGTATCGAGCTGCGCTGTCTTCGTGGAGGACTAACAGTCGCACAAGTTTGTTAGCTTCTGTACGGACTGATAATTCCCTACAACGGTACTTTGACTCCAGCGGGTGATTGCACTCTACTGCACCTTCTACGATTGCTTCTTCGTCTGTCGTCAGGAG